TGCGATCGATGGTGTTAAAAATCAGATCGCTGATCTCATCGACTGGGTGGGAGATCTGATCGATATGTTTAAGCGAGCGATCGATCTAGCTAAAGAGATCGGAGGTGGTGCTATCGACTTTGTTAAAGATGTCATCCCCGGTCGAGCAATCGGAGGACCGGTAAAAAGTCGATCTCCTTACATTGTCGGAGAGCGTGGTCCAGAGATGTTTGTACCGAGTCAGTCTGGATCTATCGTCGCTAATAATAAACTCGGAGGAGGAGCTGGGTCTGGTACTGGAGTTACTGTTAACGTATACGGTGACGTCTCTGGTAAAGAGCTCGTCGCTCGAGTCGAGCAAGCTATTGCAAAAAGTATCCAGCGTCGGATCCGGACCACTTAATTAAATTATGTCTTTAGTAATTACAATCAACTCAGTCGATCGGACTAATGATGTCGCTCAAGAGTCGCTCTCTTTAGAGATGCAATTAAGCAAGTCACCATCCTCGCTGTCTTTTGATATGGAGGGTATTAAAGATCCTCTCCCGGTCACTGGTCAAAGTGTTGTACTAAGTGAGGATGGGACTGATATTTTTAAAGGGACTATCATCGAGAGATCTGACTCAGTGGTCGGCGGTCAAATGTTACAGTCTTACTCATACGTCTGTCTCGATGGTTTTTATGAGATGGATCGGAGGCTGGTCGTCAAGGCTTATAATGATACTGACGCCGTCTCTATCGTCCAGGACTTAGTCGATAACTTTATGGTCGGGTTTACTTTAGACGCTCCAGCTACATCTCCCACAGTTAATACCGCTCGCTTTAATTACGAGCAACCGTCCAGATGTATTACTAAAATCGCTAACGGTGTGGGATGGGACTGGTACGTCGACGCTGGTAATGTGATCCGGTTTTTTCCAGTGTCAGAGCTTGTCGCTCCGATATCTATTACTGACGACTCCGGTACCCTGGAATATAGATCTCTTAAGTTTGATCGTAGTGTCGTCGAGTTGAGAAATCGTATTTTTGTAAGAGGCGGTCGATACAGTGACGCGATCTCAAGTGCTGACGCTGTTGACTTGTATGAGGCTAACGGTATCGATCAGACGTTTCCTTTAGTGTATCGATACAGTAACGTCCAGATTACAGTTAATGAAATCGACCAGTCTGTCGGAGTCGACTTTATAAATCAGATGATCGATACTGAGGCGTCTCTCGCTACAGGTGCGGCGACGAGTGCTAACACTAATCAGCTGATCGATACCGGTGCGACGTTTGTTACTGACGGAGTATCAGTCGGAGATCAAGTCAGTAATACCACTGACGCAACTTTTGCGATCATCGTATCAGTCGACTCCGAGACTGAGCTTACTTTAAATCGAGATATCTTTTTACTAGGGACTGAGACATATACTATCCGAGAGAGGCTCCTCGACTGTCTTTACAATTTCCAGGAAAAGCTCGTACGATTTCCGGAGGGTACTCTCCTCGCTGACGATGTCGTCCGAGTGTTTGGTAATGCTCAGATCCCTCTCATCGTCCAGGCTGAGGATCCGACGTCGGTCCTTGCTTATGGTGAGAGAGAGGGTATCGAAATTGATAAGACTATCAACTCTATCGAGGAGGCTGAGATCCTTGCTTTCGCTCGACTGGATCAGTGGAAAAACGGATCTAAAGATGGGAGCTTTCAGACAAGAGAAAAAGGTCTGATCGTCGGTCAGACTCTTACTATAGACTCTGATAAGTTTGGAGTCTCAGAGGATTATAAAATAAATAAGATCTCCGGGAGTATGAACGGATCGGACGAGTTTATTTATAAGGTCGATTTTCTTAAGTCTGGTCAGACGACCTTTACTGATATCGTTATCGGTCTCATCGGTAAGTCCAGAGAGGAGATCGAGATCAGTCCTAATGAGGTCATCCAGCGTTTCCGTAAGGTCGATGACGCTTTTAGTATGAGCGATGAGATTGTTAGTGTAACTACTACTGAGGGTCCTTATGGGTATGGTCCGGTAACCACTCTTACTGAGGCTCGTTATAACTTTGCAACTTACTCAGGACCACCGCCAGTAGTTACAGTGGCAAGTCCTACCTCTATTACAACCACTACCGCCACTTTGAACGGAGAAATTACTGAGCTTGGAGCTGATACCTTTATCACTCGCGGCTTTAGGTACAGCACCGATAGCACTTTTGCCTCAGGAGTGTTTACCAAGTCTGAGAGTAATGCTTATGATATAAGTGCTGCTAGCTTTGATGAAGTTGCTTTGGATGTTTCAGGACAACAGAATATTCCAACTTCGATTCTCTTTAATGAAACTGGTACTGTACTTTATGTTATTGGATTTATCGGAGCCGAAAATATTTATGCCTACGACCTTTCTACCGCTTACGACATCAGCACCGCCAGCTTCGATGAGGTTGTGTTGGATGTATCTGGACAAGAAAGTATCCCAACAAAAATAATGTTTAACGACGATGGTACTGTGCTTTATGTTTTAGGATGGAGCGGAGACGACGTCAACGCCTACGACCTAAGTACGCCTTACGACATCAGCACCGCCAGCTTCGATGAGGTTGTGTTGGATGTTAGCGATGAAGAGTCTCAACCCTGGAGCCTTTTATTTAATCAAAATGGAAACACCTTGTATTTATTGGGAGACAATGGCAATATTTACGCCTACGACCTAAGTACGCCTTACGACATCAGCACCGCCAGCTTCGATGATGTTGTGTTGGATGTATCTGGACAGGAGGATGAAACACGAGTTATGCTCTTTAATAACACAGGCAGCATCCTATATGTTGTGGGAAATGAAGGCACTGACGTCAACGCCTACGACCTTTCTACCGCTTACGACATCAGCACGGCTAGCTTCAATCAGATTGCTTTGGATGTGTCTGGACAAGAAAGTGAACCACGAGAATTGCTATTCAACGACACAGGCACGGTTCTTTATTTAATAGGAAATAGCGGCGACATCAACGCCTACACCATGCCGAACTACCCCGACGAAACTTACTCACTAGGAGTCACTGGCTTAACTGCCGGAACAACTTACTACGTCCAGGCGTTTGTAGAAAATGCTGCGGGTACTAAATACAGCGACACTACAGAAAGTTTCACCACTTAAAAATGATATACTTCAATTATGTTAAAAGACAGTTTTAGTTTAAAAGGCGAGGTTAAATGGATTAAGTCCAAAAACGGTATCATCCTCGCTGAGTCCGAGTTTATGCCTAATAAAGTCGTCGGTAATGCTGAGCGAGGGATTTATATTTTTCTGGACAGACTTGTCGCTATAAATACTCACTCAGCTAATATCAGATATGCTGATATCGGAGATGATAATACTCCAGCGACGGCGTCTGATACTGATCTCGGTAATGGTCTCGTCCGGGCTCAGATCGGAGCGGTCAGTCGATCTGGTCTGACGGCTGATTTTCGCTTTTTTTATGCTGATACACTGACTCCGGATGATACCTATGAGGAGTTTGGTATGTTTGTCGATGGCTCGACAGCGGTCGGATCGGGTCAGCTGTTTAACCATCTTGTCTTTAGTACTCCTCTCGTAAAAGCAACCGGGGAGGACCATACAGTCGTTTGTCGGATTACTGGAGCGGTTTAATGTATAATAATAAATATGGCTAAAGATGCACAACCAGACGCAATAATCCGAGCGGATCATTTTCAGCAAAAAGCTGATCGAGATGCGACTCCAGCTAATAACGAGGGTAAGGTCCCGGTTAACGAGGCTAATGGTAAGCTTGATCCTGCATTTGTACAATTGCATAACGCAGGCGATGGCAGTGATGGTGCACTTAATGTCGGTGCGGGTGTTACTACAATTCTTAATGCCGGTCAGGTATACAATTACACAACAATCACAATAAACGAGACAGGCACATTAAAGTTTGTTGGCGAAGGTTGGGCTATCCTAAGAGCAACTGGTAATGTCGACATCGCAGGGACAATTCAGCTAAAAAATGTAATTTTTAAAACAGGAGGCCTAGTCACGTACAATCTTTCTCTTGCAGGTGGCACACCGCTTTCTGAACTTGGTATCGGCGGTACAGGTGCGACTGCTGGAGGTGATGACGGAAGTGTTAATCCTAGTGACGGAGCTGGTGGAGCTGTTTTATCACCAGGTAACAACGGTAATGGTTCTACCCTTGGAGGAGGGGGAGGAGGAAGTAATGATACAGAATCAGTTGGAAATCCAGGATCCTCAGCTACAGATAAAAATGGTGGAGAGGGAGGTTCTAACTCAGGAGGAGACAACAATGGATCTGGTGGAGGGGGAGGGGCTGGAGTTGGTGATGGAAATGGAGGAAATGGAGGTAGAGGAAGCAAGCGTGGAGGTAGTGGAGGTAGAGGTGGCGACAGTGGTAAGGAGGGAGGTAACGGAGGTCAGGGTGGTCAAGCTAGGTACGCTGGAGATGGTGGCAATGGCTTTGTCAATGGTGGAAATGGTGGAGACGGTGACTCCTTTAATAATGGAGCTATTGGTGGGCGAGGTGGTGACGGTGGCGAACAAGCTGGAAATGGCGGAGATGGTGATGGAAATGATGACGACGGCCCAGTAGGAGGTAGAGGTGGAGATGGAACAGGAGGATGTGTTCCTCTTCTTCTTTATACTGCCGGAGATTTGACTTTCTCAGGAATTATCAATTCATACGGCGGTCACGGAGGCAACGGTGGTACATCGAACAACACTATTGGTGCAGGAGGCAACGGCGGCGACGGCGGAGATGTATTCTTGTTATACGAGGGAACTTTGTCAGACACAGGTGTAATCAATAACTATGGTGGAAGAGCCGGACAACCCGGTACGCCAAGCTCAAACGGCGACTTCAGTATTGCTGGGAGAGCAGGTAAAAGTGGCTCAAAAATAATAGCAAAGCCCTTTTACTAACAATCATTATGACTAATACTAGGGTTAAAACTCCGGATAATATGTTTAGCGAGAAAGACGTAAAAAATTTAATCCATGACGCATTTAATGAGGAGGAGGGTCTCCGAGCTGAAATTAAATCCGATATTAAGACTGAGCTAAAGCTTGCTACTTTTCAAGTGTTTACTGCTATTGGTGTCACTATGATTGTCTCAATCGTATCGGTATCTATTTACCTCGCA